TGATCCGGCAGCGTAGTCATACGAAAGAGTTAATGAGCCGGATGTGCCGCCACCTGTCAAGGGTGAATTCGTATTGACGGCGGTTATGTCGCCGATATTTCCAACGGCCACCCAACTTGATCCGTCATAAACTTCAACTTGATTGGTGTCCTGAAGGTAGCTCATCATTCCTTCAGCGAGAACCCCCGAAAGGGCAGTAGTGCGAGCCGTTGAGTTCGCAAAAACCATCGTCACCTGTTGTTGGAGATAGGTATTGACCTCTGTTGCGGTCAGCACATCTCCGGTGTTGAAGAGCTTATATCCTGCTCCTGCCATTTTTTCTCCTTAGTAGCTGAGTGCATCCTCATCGAGAACGCCCTCTGTTTGTGAACCTAAAATAAAACCGTCAATGAGAGCCTCGCCCGTGAAGAGCGTGGTTATCATTCTTCGGTTTGATAAATCGTGATTGATACCCTGAACGAGAAGTGTTCGCTCGATTGTCGTCGAGCCTGGCATCCCTTTCGTTATCTCTACACAATCCAACAATTCGATTGCTAGACCTGCTTCACACAGAGCCACATCATCACCGTCAATGATATTCAATTGAATGCTATCAATGCGAGTTTCGGTGTCTTTTCTAGTGGCAAGCAAAGCCTTTGCCTGATTCAAGGCTTCGGCATCGGTCTGAACTAGGATGTCAGAGCGAACGCCTGAGCGTTGAAAATAAGTGTCAATCGAAGTCTGATTAAAGACATTTTGAGCCGAGCCACCTAAACGAGTCACCGTCACATCGTTGACAATCAAAGAGTCGTCATATTTTGTCACGGCGTTAATGTAAGGAATATCGGTGCCTTGGTCTGAAAATACATATTGAGGACTTGCTAGGGCTTCCGTCAAAGTAAAGCGGTCAATAAATGTAACTCTGCCTTCGGCATCCATAAACAAGCCACCGAACTCGCTTTGTTCGACTGTTCGCAAAGCATCCAAAGTTCCCCTAGTAGTGCCAGGATCGGCTTGAAGGGTTGTCTCGCCGGTAGCTATATCTCGAAGCGAGGCAGGGAAATCAATCTCATCTAGGATAGCGTTGACTCTTGCCCCTGATAATTGAACACCGCCGCCAGTTACCGTGCTGATTTGAGCGTTCTGAAATAGCCTGAATCCATCTACGCATTTCAAGACAACCTTGCTGACATCTTCTACACCAAGTGCAAAGTTGGTGTCGTAATCGGTAATGAAGCCCGAAAATAAGTAATAACGGGTTGAATTGTAGTCGGCATAAATCTGAATCTTGCGAAGAGGCTTGAGGTCGCCATAGTAAGGCGATGCAGGATTCTCAGGGTTCCAATCGCCGTTCTCATCGTAGATGGTGACATTGGCGGTGCCGGCTTCGAATTGAGCGAGGATTCGATTTCTACCCCTGCGGATTTGAGCCGATACGAGAATGCTACTTATGTCAACAATGTTGGTCGCTTGATCCTGTAACTGACCAAAGCCGAGAACACCATAGACGGAATCTCCGAGAATAAAGCTGTTTGTTATGAATGAAGGCCCATTGGTAAAGTCAACAATGGCTCCGAGAACAGGTGCGGCTGGCATCAGATTGCAAAGACATTGTAGGAGATGGCTTCACCTTGCTTTTGTCCTTGCAAGATGTTGTCGCGAATAACCTCAGTCAAATCGCTTTCGCTGACCACATTGCCACCGACATTGACGGTGACATTGATTGCTTCTCTTGTTGTTCCAAATGGTAAGCGACCGCCGAAACCTGGCCCGCCAGGAGTTGCATCAAGATAATCAAGGAATGATGTGATTCCGCCACCTGTTGTCGTCTTGGTTTCAAAGACACCGCCACCGACATCGACGAAGTTCAGTTGAGGATTTGTGAGCATATTGCTGAATTCTTCAACATACATTCTTGCATCATCGAAAACGCTTGCGGCTACGCCAGCCGGAACAATAAGAGGTTTACCACTTGGGCCAAATACGATTCCGCTACCGCGACCTAGCGGCCCTGTTGGGCCTCCACCTGGGCCGGTAGGGCCACCGCCACCTGGCCCCGTTGGGCCTGTGGGGCCGCCGCCTGAAACGGCAGGAGCGGTCGGGCGTGGAGCGTTAAGAGCTGCAAGGTAAGCGTTTAGCGCGGCAAGTGCCCTCTTCCAAGCATCGGCGGCCGCATCGCCTGGCAATGCCCAACTAGGTGAAAGGAATTTCTGAAGTGCAGTTCCGCCTTGGACTTCTTTGCCATAAGCGACAACTTCGGCGCGGGTCATTCCCCATTTGCCCATCAATTTCTCAATTTCAGAGTCGTCTAACTTCTCATCCTTGAGAGCGCGAGTGAAGTCAACATATTTCTGCGCTTCATCTTTGGTTAGACCCCAAGCCATCAAGAGTTTGATGACAGGGCCTTCATCTACTGATGTGGAATTGGCTGCATAGATGCGAGCGATGTATTCCATCACTTCGCCCTTTGTGATATTCCACTTTTGAGCTAAGACTGAAACTTCTTCATCGCTTATTTGTGCATCGGAAAGAACTTGGAGAAGGTCGGCATACCGTTGAGCGGCTTCATTGAGGCGCATTTGCGCTTCCATTGCTTCCATCATCGTCTTAATTCGATCGGCTTCAGCAATACGATTCTGACGAACTAGATTTAGGCGAGCTGCCTCAAGTTGAATAGGGTCTTTTTCGCCTGTGGCAACAACGCCAAATTCCTTCTTGAGTTTTGCAAGAGCCTTCTCAGTTGCAATCTGCTCTTTCGTTTTCTTGATTGTTGTGCCGATGCTCTTGATGTTGGCATTGTTTATCTTGACATTGCCAGCGACATCTTTTTCAAGTTCCTTGAGGTCTGCAATATGACCAACGACGGCGGAGTTGTAACCATCAATCGCCTTGGTGCTTTTCTCAACACTCTTGGTCAAATTGTTAATGATGGCAATGGTGCTGACGGCGACAGTTCCGAAAGCCAATAGACCGGCTCCGGCTGCCAAGGCGCTAGCTCCGCCTGTTGCGAGAGCGGTGGCGGTGCCTGCTGCCCCTGCCGCGACTGCTTGCTTCCTAAAGAGGACAATCAAACCGGCGATGCCAGCAGCTAGAACTTGGATTCCTGCTGCTACCTTCGCACCGACAAATGTGCCGATGATTAGAGCGGTGAAGACTTTGAGCGTGGTCAAGTTGTCAGAAATTAACTTGAAGAACTTGAAAAGAGCGCGAGTCATCTTGATTGCGCCATCGGCTGCCTTTGCAAGTGAGTCGGCAATCTGTTCTTTGTTAGCCTCAAAGAATGCTTGGAGAACAGGCAAGACTTCGGATCGAATGGTGGCAGCGAATTCGCTTAGAACAGGAATTAAGGCATAGCCAAGTTCCTCAATGATTTCGCCGTAGGCAAGTTGCAGACCTCTTAGGCGACCTTCAAATGTATCGGCAGCAACCGCACCGGCACCGGCGAATGTTTTGGAAAGCGATTGCATCGCTGCATTGAAATCTTTTGACTTGACGATGTTATCGCTGAGAGGAACATTAAGTTTGCGCAATGCCCCAACATTGCCTTGATAGGCTTTGACGATTGCATTCGTTACGGTGGCCAAGTCACGGCCGGTGCCTGCGGCCGTGTCAATGGCAATGTTCTGAAGAGTTTGAGCTTGACCGACATCACGAGTGACGGCCGCAAGTGCCGCAAGCGATGGGCGCAAATCATCATCGGCAATGTTAAATTGAGTCTGCATCGCTGAGATGTAGTTCTCGGTTGCAGCGATTGTTGAATCAGTAGCTCCGACAGTATTGCGAAGGGCGTTAGCAAGAAGAAGCTGAGACTTCTGATCGGCCATTGCAGCATCGACCGCATCCTTGCCGACCTTGATTGCAAGAGCGCCGGCTGCTGCGCCTGCAACTAGGAATGCCTTAGCAATTTTCTTGCCGGCTTCCTTGAAACTTTTTTCTAGTTTGTTGACATCCTTGACGGCCTGCTTTGAACCCTTGTCATTATAGACCGTGATAATGCGTTCAATCAGAGCCATTGACTAAACCTCTTTCGCATTATTATCAAGTTTTATTTGGGTCTTCTTCACAATCTCGTTCATCGCGGCTTTGATGGCAACGAAAGCCTTGAGCCGGTTATTATCAAAGGCGCGAATTAAAGCGCGACCTTTATCATTACCCTGACCTCTTGAGGTCGGAATCACGCCGTAATAGCGTTCAATCGTCTGAATGAAATCTCTTGAGGCATTTGGATTCTTAGATCGAGAAGCTCTTGTTCTGCTTCTGCTTGCCTTACTGCCTCGGCCTGCGGTTTCAAATATGGCACCGGCAGTATCTCGCTGAACCGCACCGTAATATCCAACAAATCCTGACGAATTTCTCTTTGTCTTAGGCGTGACCGTTTTCAATCCTTGCTTCGCCCTGGTTCCATCGTAGGCAACAAAGCCACGAGTTTGATCCGGCGAAAGCGGGCCAATACCTGAGAACTTCTTAAATCCACCCTTTGACCAACCTGACGGATGAATGTCACTTGTGCCAGGAAGGTAACTCTGTGCCTCGACAAGTATTGGTCTTAGAATTGACTTGATGTTCTTGTCAAGTTCCTTCTTAAGCTCGGGCGCAATGAAACGAATTATCTTGATGTCTTTTTCAACATTCAAGAGTTCCACTTCATATTGAGGTGAATTCATTTCTCTCGCGCCCGTGCTTTCTCTCGTAAATATGCGAAGACTGCTTCAAGAACGCCATCAGGCGCATCAAGCAGGTCATTGAGAGGCAGACCCGTCTCCACCGAAATTGCCGCTATTTGATAAGCTAAGCTGTCTCGGTGGATTCGGAAGAAGGGTCTGTGACCAGCGTGACTTCTTCAAGAGTGTCAAGAAATTCTGCACCCCAAGGTTTCACAACTTTGCCATTGTGCTTCTGAGCTAGATAAGCCAAGTAATAAATATGCTCAAGTTTCTGCTCATCGGCAATCAACTTGCCAAGGCCCTTCTGATACTTCGTTTCAAAGTCAACGATGATTCTTGGTCGCAACGAATAAGTTGCCTCAAGACCATCGGTTGTCTTCACCTTGATTTTCAAACCATCCATTTATTTTCCCCCTTTAAGGTCTAGGATGTGGCTTTTGCAATCGCGCCTGAAATCGGCCAAGTGACCGAAACAGTCGCAAGTTCTCCAACAGCACCGTTCACAGGTGTCCACTCAGTTATGAGCGCGTTGAAGGTGTATTTTGGATTCGTTGGCCCGACTGTCGTGTTGACAGGGCGAACCTCCATCGCTACCGCAGTTCCAATCTTGGAAGTTGCATCGCTTGGATAGATGAGTTGCTCAAGAGCGCCTGAAGCAAAGTCCTGATGAAACTCAATCGTGATGGAATTGTCTGCAAGACCGGCAATTCTAGTTCTCGCGGTCGATCCAAACGCAGTCGTCTCAACGACATCGAGTGTTGTTGAGAGACTTACGCTTGAAACATAACTTGAGACATCGGTGCTTGCAAGGACAACATAGGCATTAGTTAAAACTAACTTTGCCACTAGACGACCGCCTTGGTGATTGCTCCATCAACCGGCCAGGTGACAGATGCGGTGGCAAGTTCGCCAACTGCACCGTTCACAGGTGTCCATTCAGTCACAAGTGCGTTGAATGTATAACTTGGGTTTGTTGCTCCGGTTGTTCCGCCATTTGGCTTCACAACAACTGCTGCGCTTGTGCCAATTAGAGGATAGATGCTTGCTTCAACTTCGCCTGAAGCGAAGTCTTGATGAAATTCAAGTGTTACTGAGTTATCGGCTAGACCGGCAACGCGAGTGCGAGCTGCCGTCGATCCGAATGCGGTGGTTTCTACTGCATCACGAGTCGTGGAAAGTGAAACCGATGAGATTGAGTCTGAAAGGTCTACTCCGCCGACGGTGACATACGCATTAGTTAGGACAATTTTTGCCATTTACTTTGCGGCTCCTTCTTTGGTAATGGATGGTATTGGTTCGGATTTCTCCGACTTGATGTGACCGCTTGCCAAGAGGTGCTTGACATCGCCGCCATTTTCAAGGATTTCTTTTTCGGTGAGTGATTCACCCTTTTTCTTGCCACAGACCTTTCGATCTGAAATTACTTTGTAGCTCATAATTAACCCCAAATCGTTATTCTGTAACGGTAGGAAAGAAATTCAACGCCTTGCGATTCATAGGTGCCGGCTTCGGCTCCCGTGACTCTCAAAGTGTTGACAGTTCCCCCAAGAGTGCGATCACCTTCAATGGCCGCTTTGATAGAGGTTGCACCTGAACCCGACAGATAAGTGTCGAGAAGGTCTTGCCCTGAGCGTTCTGAAAAGCGTTGCACAATCACAAGAACATCGACTTGCGCCTGGTCTAAGCCCCTGGCGTTGTCAATGTCGAATGTGAAATCTAGTTGACCGACGACCGCCGCCGGTGGCGTGACGGTGTCGGGAATGAGGTCATAGGCACGAAGCCCTGAAATCGTCTGTAATCGGGTTTTAAGCCCATCTCTGACCTGTGAAGGTATCATCTATCGAGCCAAGCCTTTGTAACGCTTAAACGGGCGAATGAGGGCTTCTACATCGGGGTCTAGGCGACTTGTTAGGCGCACGGTTCCCAATTCAGGGGTTCCGGCGATACCGAAAGGCGACTGCTTGCGAACGAAGAGTCTTGAGCTTTGAATGATGCAGGCTTGATTGATTTCTGAAGGCACGGCCGACCAGCCAAAGCGACCTTTGACTCTCACACCTTGCGGGATATTGAGTGGGAACACATAGCGGTCAACTGCAATCAAGCGAGTGATTGGCCAACCCTTGTTCGGATTATTCACAGGCTCGACAAGGAAATCAGTCGTTGCCCAAACCGTTGACCAACTCTGATCGAAGTTGTCATCGGTAGCAATTTCGCTGATTACAAAGTTGTCATCAATCTCGACAATCCAATAATCCTGTGCGGTGTAATAGTAAGTCGCAGGGCTTTGAGTTGTGCCATTGGAATAGAAGAAGCGGTCTGTGTAATCGTCAATCATTCGGCTTGAAGCCGTGATTGCGATTTCAAGCATTGTGTCATCTTGCGTGTCGGTTATGGCTAGAGAAGCCTTGACCTCAGCGAGAGTCGCGTATCCGTTGGTTATTGCCACGCTTGATCCTCTTCTTAAATTGCGGTTTGATTGCTCGTTCTAATTTTGGAAGCGCCGTTGCAGTTTCCTGCTCGGTCAGTCTGTTCTTTTTTGCCATATATCGTTGTGAACCTCCTGCATCCAAAATGATTTCTGATGAGGCAGAATCACAGAGCTGTTCACAGTTATTGGAACACCCATCGAGCGAAGTCTGCGACAGAAGAGCAAGTCCTCGCCAACCCATTCGCCATCAATCGGCCCATCCCAAAACCAACACCATTCGGTGCCTTGATTCTTGTCTGCTTCATTTCTCATTCGCTGCAAGATGTCGCGATGAACCAGCAAGCAACCCGTTCCAACTGCATCGACGGTGAAGATTGAATTCTTTTTGTAATCGAAAATTGGTGCGAATCTTCCATCTACCTCATTGAAGATTGCGGGCACAGGCTTTGGATAGGGCGCATTCAATACACCGAAGCCGGCAAAGACTAGACCGGAAACGACAGGGCGCTCTTTATCGTGAGCGGTTTCTATTAGAGCATCAAATTCCCTGATGCCTAATTGCTCATCGGAGTCAATCATCAAAAGCCAATCGCTGTCAGTCTTATCTAGGAACTGAGTGACAACACGATTGCGTTGCTTTGAGAGAAGTCCTGAGCCTTTGATTCTTATGAAGGAACCGAAGCGTTCGCCTCGGCTTTGAACTAATTGAATCAGAGTAAAAGCGAAAGCACCGTTGACCATTCCAGGATCGCAGACACCAACGCTGACCTTGTGATTCATTTTCATAAAGATTCCCCCGAATCTAAAAGGTGAGAGAGCGTTCAAGTCGGGGGAGTCTTGCCCGCCCTCTCACAGTATTAAGTTTTCGCTACAACTAGAAGGTT